AAAAAAATCAAAAGAGAAAAAGTTAGTAAAAAAATTAAAGATAAAAAAAACTTTACCAAAAAAATAAAAAAATTTATAAGTATATATTAATAATGTTCGTAGCATTAATAATTATAGTAATAATTATTTGTATAATTTTATATTTTCCTCTTGCTAAAACCGTAAAACATTCTGAAATATTTAAAAATATTGATCCAGAATGTGATAATTATTCAAAAAAGGAATGTAGTATGCCAGGTAAAATTTCATATAAGTGTTATAATTCAAATTTTTCAACAAAAGAATGTAGTGGTCCAACAAAAATTGGACCAAAATGTTATGATCACCACTATAATATATGTATATCAAATTAATTTGATATAAATTTTGCAGTATGATTAAGTTGTTCTAATACATTCATATGTTTAGCTAATTCCGTATTATTTTGTGTAATATATGAATTTTTGTTGTTAGTTTTAAATACAATATTTGATGGAATATTTGATGGAATATTTTCAGATAAATCGACAGAACCAGTAGATTCTAATTTATCTTGTTTATTAAATTCATTTAATTTTTCAAATTCGAAATTATTATCAATATCAGATATTAATTTATCATTTAAATTTTTATAATGATTGATATTATTTTTTTTTAAAATGGTTGTAGGTAATTTTTCAATATCAAAGTCTTCATCTTTATATTTAATAGTATTAGTATATGGAGAATTATATTCAATTTGTGGTATATTGAGCTCATAATTATATTGAGCTTCATTATTGTAATGTTTCCAAGAAATATATATAAAATTTGGATGAGTATATTTGACTTTGAAACCATTTTTTCTTAATTTAATAATTAAATAGCAAACACAAGCAATTTGATTATATAATGGAATTCCAAACAAGTATTCCGGAACAATAAAAAAAGTTTCTTGTTTTCTGTAATCTGCCACATATTTGATTCTTCTATGACATTTTAAGAGAACTTTTTCATAAATACTAATCCTAATTTTTTGTTTTTCGTGTTGTTTTTTATATAATGAAAAAATATTAAGCATCTTATTTAACTATATACTATAAAAAAAAAAAAATATATACGAAATAACATTATTTTATTTAAAAATAAAAATTTGATTAAAATAATGATAAATCGATTTATGATTAAAAATAAAAAAAATATATATTAATATAATATATTAGATAAAAATGGATAAACGTGTAATAAATGTCCAAGATGGAGGTATTTTTGGTTTTACTTCTGAAATCCAAAAAAATATAAGTAAGATAAACAAAGAATTAAAAATTGAATTAGGGACAATTCAAAAAGGAAAAGCATTTACATTTCAAAAGAAATTTAAAGCATTAGTAGATGAGGAAAAAGCTGATATTACTGATATAATAAATAGTAATTTTTCAGAAAAAAAAGATTTTTATCGTATTATAAAACAATGGGCTGATTTATTCGGACAAGGTCAAATAAAAACATATATTGCAAGAGATGCTAAATTAGAAAAAGGAGAACCTGCTTTTAAATTTGGATTTGAAGTATTTATAGAAAATTTAAATAAAGTATTTGGAGAACCAACAGGTAATTCAGAAATGGATGATGGAACTATGAGAATATATGATGATAAAGATTTTTATGATATGTTATATCCAAATATAAAGGAATATATAAAAACGAAAGAAAAAAATTCTCCAAAAACAGGTCCAAGTGATGCTAAAGTATTTTCAATTTTTCAAATGATTGATATTATTACGGATAATTTTAATATAATAAAAAAAGATGGAACAATTTTACAAAATTTAAATATATGTGAATTAATAGTAAATATATTAGTACATGCCGCTAAATCAACACCTGCGGAATATATGATAATATTAAACCAAATTTTTGAAAAAATGCCAAATTTTCGAAATACTTGTAGTATAAATCAATTAATAACTTTAACTTTAGTTTGGTTAAAAACTGATGCTGCAATAGGTAAGGAAGCTCAATCTCAAAGATTTAAGAAAGAACATTATCATTTAATTCTAACAAAATTGCTATATTTTCACGATCTTTATGTAATTTTTCCTTCATTAGTTAATAATGATACCATGAAACAAATATTATATGGAAACAAAAATGAAAATGGTAAAATCGTAAATTGGATGAAATATATTAGACAACATATGAGAGACCAAAAAAGAAGTGATAAAGATGAAGAAGTTGAAAAAACAAATTATCCAAAAATTTTTATGGAAGCATTTGAAAAATTAATATATCATACATATCCTTTTTTATTTGGAACAGCAGCTGCTAATATGCAAGAAAAATCTGGATTTTTTAGTAATTTAAAGAATATGTTTTCTGCCAAAAAAATTGATGTATATTTTGATAAAATTAAAAAAGGATTATATAGAGAAATAATAAATTGGCTAACATTTTTAAATATAGGAGATTATCTTCGTTTATTAGAAAAAATTCTTGAAGTATTTCCAGATTTAATGACACATAGAACTTTTTTAACATCTGCTGAATTTAATGAAAAAATTCTTTCAATAGTAACTCCACCTCCAATAAATAAAAAAACTGGAAAACCTGTATTTAAAAAAGAATTCAGTTATGTGAAAAGAGATTTAGAAAATTTAGGTAAATTATTAGAAACACGTAGAAAACCAGGAAATAATATAGAAAAACTGTATGAAAATGAACATTTTAATAAATTATTTTATAGTTATTTGAAAAAAATGGTTGAGTTAAATGTAAAAGATGCTGCAAAAGAGGGATTTGTATTAGTTGAAGATAGTAGTACGAATAATTTTGAAGAATTGGATACAACATTTAAAGTAAATTTATTAGATTCGATTAAGTCAGAAACATCAATAAATATTTCAAATATGGGACTATTAGAACAATTTTTAGATAAAAGGTATGATATAATTAGTATTGGTTCAGTATTACCCAAAAAAATTACAGGTAATGACCCAATAACAAATGCTCAATTAATAGCATATACAAAAGATATACCTGTAGGTCAAAATACCCCTTTTCAAAATGAAAATGGTAAAAAGAAATTTTTAAATATATTACTTTCAATAATAGATACCTTTAAACAAAATAATTCTGATGGTTTTAAGAGTACAATCTTGACAATAAACAATATAACAATAGATCCATCTCAAGCACTATCTTGGTATACAATGTCTGAATTTTATACCGTTGGTACTGATACTGATATTGATAAGAAAACAGTATCAACTTCTGAGGATTCATATACTAATCTTGATAAAGCCCAAAGAAGAAATATGTCGGATTTATCTGGGGATGTTGTATCAGATGAAGTATCCCAAATTCTTCAAGAAAATTTGCCAGAAGTAAGTTTATTGAGTGCGGAAATTGCAAATTTATTAAAAATAATAGATGACCAAGGAAAACAATTGAAATCAACCGATAATATGATTGATAAACTAATAGAAGATGAAAATGCTATATTAGAACATGTATCTAATAAAGTAGAAGATATAAATTCAATTATATCAACAAATAATTTAGATACATCAGTGAAAAAACAAAAATCTATAAAAAAGAAAAAAATAGTAACAGTCGAAATAGAAACAATTAGTAAAGGAGGGAGTAAAAAACAAAAAAAACAAATAATAGGAAAATATAAAATAAGTAATCACAAAAGTACATATTTATATAGACAAGAAGAAATCTTTTTTTATATAAATGAAAATAAAAAAAGAAAAAAAGTTGATACAAATTCTTTAAAAATTATATATTAGATTATATATTAGATTAATTTTTAATAATTATTTATAATTATTAACGAAATATCTAGCTGCTTCATAAGATAACATAATACAACCATTTACAGGAACTATTTTTAAAAGTGTTGGAAATAATCCCCTCCATAATTTTAAATAATTTCTATTTTTTATGATAGTTTTAATATGAAAAATATCCTTAGTGTTATATGATTGTATAGATGTTTTCAGAATATCTATTGGAAATAAGAATGTCCATGTTATTGCACTTGCAATACAACCAGAAAAAAAAGTTGGTAGTAGATTTATTCCATATTTTTCTCTAAGAGTTCCATATATTCCCAAATATAGAGTACCGTGTGTTATTTCTTTAATACTATAGATTGGTAATCCACGATAAAATCCTTTAATACCATAATTTTTATATATATGTTTGATACATTGCTGCAAAGAGGTATTTTTTTGAGTTTGTATTTTAATTTTTAATACACTTGTCGGACAACTGATAATTGGTCCAATACATCCAACACAAAATCCAGATAAAAATGGATTATTATTATTTTTTAATAATTTTTCATATATATTATATTGAAAGGCTCTTTTAATATTTCGTGAAATTAACGGAGCCACAACACCTCTATATAAGGAATTTATGCCTTCTGTTTGTATTATATGTTTAATACAGGCTAGACTATTAGGATACATATTTGTTTGCATTTTAATTTTTACAGCATCAAAAGGATATCCAATGGAAATTCCAGTAGTTGCAGCAGCAATACCTGGTAAAAAATCCATATATATTATTAATTATATAATTCATATAATTAAAATATTATGAATTATATAATTCATATAATTCATATAATTCATATATTATGAATTATATAATTCATATAATTCATATAATTCATATATTATGAATTATTTATTTAATTCATAACAAGCATTTTTCTAACATTTTTCATATTATCTAAATTTTGGTATAAATTTTGGTAATTGAGTTTACATTCATTATCACATGTTTCAATTCTTTTATTTAATTTATCGATTAATTTTAAATTATTAATTTCCATATTTTTAATACTTTTTTCAATCGATTTTTGCTCTTTTTCAAATACATTTAATCGTTGTTTGATTTGAATATTGTTTTCAATATTAGTATTGATATTATTTTTAATAATAATTATATCATCAGTATTTTTAGAAATATCTGTTAAAAGAGATTTAAATTCTTTTTCGATAAAATTTTTAATTTGAGTATTGTAGTTAATATTAGTATTCATATAATTTTTTAGAATAATTATATCATCATTTTTTTTTAAAATATCGGTTGAAAGAGATTCAAATTTTTTTTCATTATTGTAAACTTTATTTTCTAATACTTCAATTTTATTTTTCATGTTTAATTCAATGTTATCTAATTTTTTATAATAATTTTTATATGTTTTATCAAAAGTTTTATTATTTTTTTCTAATTGATTTAATTTATTTATAACATTATCATCTACAAAGATAGATTTAATATAGTAAGTAAATTTTAACATGATATTATTATACATCAATGTAGTTGTATATCTAATATTATTATTTTAACTTTATATTAAACTTTTTACACATTTTATAAAATCTAAAATAACTTTTTTTAATTGTTCATTATCAATAGAATAACAAATACGTATATAATCATCATTTCCAAATACAGAACCAGGAGTACATGCTAAATTAAATTTATCAAGTAAATATTCACAAAATTTTTCTGAATTATAAACCGAATTGGAAAAATATTTTTTAATATAAATAAATATGTAAAAAGCAGCATTAGGTTCAATATATGTAATTCCCTCTTTATCAAGTTTTTCAATAATGTATTTTTTCTTGTTATTTAAATCTTTTTTTTGAATTTTTATCCAATCATCTACACTTTTATCAAAACACTTAAGAGCAGCATTTTGAGAAATTGACGAAGGGCAACCAATTGTTTGACCTTGAATACGATTTATATATTTTATAATATCTTGACTGGAAGCAATATAACCAAGTCTATATCCACACATAGAATACATTTTAGAAAATCCTCCAACAATAATTAATCTATTTTTCAAATTAGTAAATTGACTAATACTTACAAATTCGTCTGTATGTATCAATCCTTCATATATTTCATCTGTAATTACATATATTTTTGGATATTTTTGTAAAGTATTTACTATATTATTGATAATACTTTTAGAATAAGCAACACCTGTCGGATTATTTGGATTACATAAAATTAATACTTTTGTTTTATTTGTTATAGCCTTTTCTAATTCATCAGCAGTTAAACAGAAGTTATTTTCTTTTTTTGTTTGTACTATTTTTGCAACAGCACCAAGTAAATTAACCATATTTGGATAAGAGCCCCAATAGGGTGCTGGAATAATTACTTCATCATCTTTATTACATAAACATTGTAAAGATTGAAATATGGCGTGTTTAGCACCATTTGTACAAATAATTTCATTTGCTTCATATATAATATTTCTCTTTTTCTTTAAATAATTACTTATTTTATTGCGTAATTCAATAATACCAGATACTTTAGTATATTGAACTTTATTTTCAATAATAGCTTTTATTCCATTCATTGAGATTTTTTCGTGTGGAAAAAATCCTGGTTGTCCAATTGCCAACGATATTATATTAATACCATTAATTCTTTTTTGAATAATTTTTTCATGTATTTTAGATGTTTTAGATTCTTCTATTTGTAAAACATTTTGTGAAAAGGATTGATTAGATATAATAATTTTATTTAAATTATTATAAATATCAAATAATGTGTTTTTAAAATTTTTTAATTGCATTTCAGAATTTTTATTATATTTGTATAATCCTTCAAATAATTCGAAACTATCTTTTTCAGTATTATTAATCAATCCTAATAACATATTAAATCCATTAGTATTTATTGGTGTGGTTTTTAAATTTAATTTTGATAAAATTCTTCCAGTTAAATGTGTTATAAATTGACTACTAGCAGCATATTCATCATGTTTTTTACAAGTTAATTCTAACATAGAACAACCTTTTTCAGCAAAAAAATTTATGAAATAATCTGCTCTCTCTTGATTTTGAATTCTAACACTTTCATATACAAAAGGTAATCCATTCCATGATGCTTTACCGCTATCTGGACCAAACATTGGATGAGTGCATAATATATCGGAACATGTTAAATATTTCATCATTATTTTTTTTGGAAATGCTTTAACTGAACAAACATCAATTACTAAAATATTTTTTAAATCATATTTACTTATATTTTGTATAATTTTTTCAAAAGATAAAATACTTGTACAAACAATTAGATAATCCATTTTATTTGAAAAAAATTTATCTAATGTATCATAGAATTTAATATTATAATTATTAGCAATAATTTCACAATTTGTTTGTGAGGTTGCAATAACGTTAAATTTTGTAACGAATTCTTTTCCTAAAAATTGTCCAAATCTACCAAAACCTAGTATTCCTATTGTTAGTTTATTATCTAAAATATTATTTTTATTAAGTATTTGTTTTTCCCCTTCTTTTGGATAAGTTCCTAAAATACGAACAAATGAAGCAATTTCTTTCAAATGACGAAGTGAATTCGTAAATTCGTTTCGATTTGGGTGACAAATAAAATCAACATAAAAATAATAAGAATATTTTTCATGAGTAGAATTACTACGATTTGGTCGACTTTCCACTTTTGTTAAATCAATATCTCTTAAAGCAAATGCTGATAATCCTTTATGTAAACCACCTGGGACATTTTTCAAAGAAAAAACAATTGATGTTTTATAATTAATATCATTTTGAATAATACATGGTTGATGCCCAATTAATAAAAATCGTGTATAATTGTTTTTATTATCTTCAATACTTATATCTAAAATTTCTAAATTATATTCAGATGCTGCACGAGAACTTGCAATTGCCGCCATATTTTTTTTTTTATTTTCATAAATAAATTTACAACTTCCAGCAGTATCATATTTAATTTCTGATTTTAAATTTTTTTTTTTTAAATAATCTTCACATTGAGCGATTGCTTGCCAATGACTAATTACTATTTCAATTTCTTCAAATTTAGTTTCAGGATATACAATTAAATTATGAACTATTTTATGATTATATTCTGCAATAATATGTAAATTTGTATGTTTTTGTAAAAGATCATAATTTTTATGGATACTTCCTCCAAGTGAATTTTCTATAGGCAACAAAGCATATTTCGATTCATGACTAGATACAGATTTAAATACATCTTCAAATGTTTTATGAGAAATACATTCAATATTATCACCTAAATATGTATTAATAGCTTCTTCGGAATAAGATCCTCGTTCCCCTTGATAACTTATGCGCATTATTATATAATAATAAAGTTATTCATTTTATAAATAATCAATTTTATATAAAAATTTTTTTTATATAATTTTTATATAATTATTATATATAAAAAAGAATGTTATAAATAATAAATACATATTTTTATATATAATTATTATATATAAAAAAGAATATTATGAATAATAAATACATATTTGTATATGGAAGTTTAATGAATCCAAATTCAAGATATAAAACATTATCTCGTGAAGTTCCCGAATATGATTGTTATTTACTTCCATCATCTGGGTTTAAAATTTCTTGGTGTTGTCGTTCAATAAAATGGAAAATGACAGCATTGGGATTATATAAAAAAAAAACAAATAGAAAAACAATTGGTAAATTAATAAAAGTAGATGAATCTGATATTATTAATTTAGATATTAGAGAAAATGGATATACTCGTCATAAACTAAATAAAAAACATATTGAATTAGTAAATAACGATAATATTGATGGCAATATATATACATATATTGTTGATAAACCTTTATTTCCAAACGATGAATATCGAATAAAAATTAAATATATTCGTATTTGTTGTCAACTATAAAATTCATTATTTTTATAAATCCAAAAATTTAAATTATTTTTAGTATGATTCTTCTTGATTATTATTT